CGAAGCTCCAACCCACTCCCGACATGATAAGAGAATTAGTTACCAATACGATCAAAGCACTACCTCTTCGGGAGGTTACAACTTCGCTGGCCAAGCATGGTGAAGATATTTTATATATCGTCGCCATTGTTTGTGCTGTACGTCTTTTGCGCGCACGCAACAAGACAGTCGTCAAACACGATGACGTCTCATCCTATATGGTCTACCAAACCATACTTGATGACGACGGAAATCCTGACAGTTTGGATGATGTTCTTGAAGACTGGCCCGAGCCCGGCCTACTCCCCCAGGAGTTAGAAATTCGGCCAATCCCCGTTTGGGATCCATTCATGATTGATGACCAGGAAAACGATAATATGGTCGTTTCTTTGAGAGACCGTGATATACCCGGACACCGTCCCGATGCCGATAATGGCGAGGGGCGAGCCCCAGTTATTAGACCGGATCGCGACCCGACTGCTACACCCGATCGTAGGGTTATTAGTGGGCGGACTCGCAGATTCCATGCATACATGGTACGACAGTTGCGTGAGCTGTTGCCTATGCGGGAGAGAACACAGAGTAACCGACAGGTGGTCCAGATAAGGGCTTCTAGACTCTTGGCGTCTCACGGATTAAGACCAGGGCACATGGCCCGCCATATAGATGTCATTGTGACACTGTTTTTTATACCTACTCGAGTAGAAGTCGAACAGCAACGGATGTTTTCAGTATCCGAAGCAATCGAGCGGCGTCAAGCCGCGGTCACCCAATATCGGGCGACTATCTGGTCCCTTCCCACAGGGCCCAGGTGGTTGTTCGGTTGAGGGGGCCGGCGTCCCGTGCATGGGCGGAATTCCCGTAGTCAGATTTTGGAAGTTGACTATCCGCCCTCATTGCACGTTGTTCGGGATACCGGCCCAATGCGGCCAAAACTGTGTCATGCTATAGACTGCGTTGCTCCTGACAATGTCGTTGGCGTACACAACAACCAAATTGATACACTACTCCATGGAGTCTTAGAGCGGATTTTCTTTGTGAAAAGAGACGGGGCATTTGGGCCACCGCCAAAGCCTCTGCCGGGGGTAGTAGTTAGTAGATTATCAGAACAATGGAAAGCAATCACTATAAGTGTAGGATCCTCCACCCGTATCGATGCGCATGAATTTGCCATGATGTATACCGGTCGCAGGAGAATCATGAACCTGAACGCTGCCGATTCACTTTTAATTTACCCGATCACCCTTAAAGATGCCATGATTCTGGTTTTCGTGAAGGCTGATAAGACGAATTGGACCTTGAAACCTGGTGCTGTACCACGCATCATTTCACCGTCTAATCGTAGATATTTGGTTGAGACAGGGAGATCCATTAAGCCCCTGGAACACAAGCTTGTTAAAGCAGTAGATGAAATGTTTGGTGAACCAACCATCATGAAAGGGTATAATGCAAATGATTGCGGCAAGCACGTTTTTGACAAATGGTCTAAATTCCGTAATCCAGTCGCGATAGGGCTGGATGCGTCGAGATTTGATCAACATGTTAATCGTGACATATTACAGTGGGAGCACTCTATATATTGTCAGGCTGACAGTGACCCACAGTTAGCCTGGTTGCTCAAGATGCAACTTAACCCCAAATGTACAGGTAGAACGTCAGACGGGTTCCTTAGATATACAGTCGAGGGGACGCGCACAAGTGGGTGTATTAACACCGGGATCGGGAATTGCCTCATTATGAGTTCCATGGTCCATGCCTATATGGTGCACAAAGAGCTCAATTTTTACTCTTTATTGAACAACGGCGATGATTGCGTAGTTATCATTGAGAAAAGTGATCTTAATAAGTTCAGTGATGGGCTGTCAGAGTGGTTCCTTGAAATGGGGTTACGATGGTGGTTGAAGACCCTGTCTATGAAATAGAAGAGATCGTCTTCTGTCAAACTCAGCCAGTCTGGGTGGACGGAGGATATAGGATGGTGAGACAAGTGCCAAACTCCTTTCTAAAGGATAGTTTGAGCATTAAGCCATTAAACTCCGCATCTATGACCAAGAAATGGATGGATGCAGTGGGTCAAGGCGGCATGTCACTTAGTAGTGGCTTACCTGTTTTACAACAATTCTATACTTATTACCTAAGAGCAGCAAACTCCATCAACCTTAAGCGGACCAAGAGTCGCAGGGTGATGCAGCGCCGAAAAAGATCAAAATTGTATTTGGACCCAGTTATGGAAACTGGTTTCGCACGCATGGGACTGGGGATGGACCCTAAGTTCATGCGTGTTTCTGATCGAACCAGAGTGTCTTTTTGGAAGGCATTTGGGATTGATCCGGAAACGCAGGTATGCCTCGAGAAGCATTATGATCAATTGCAGTTCGAGTTTGAAGTGGTACTGGTGGATGGGCCGGTAACGCCCGTCTTCCTCTTCTAAACAGGAGAATTTTAGAGAAAATATGTCTGATGTCGTGGCAACGACTATAAATAAATGTTTGTCCCTCTTTGTTGAGGGCACTACGGGGTGTGTGGGTTTCAACTGACCAAAACGTTACCGAAAGGTGTAAATATTTACGTGCTAACTAGAATGCCGAGAGACTGCACGGATCAACCTACCTTAGGACTCACACATGAACAGTCCACCTTGGTCACTGGTGTATCCCGTGATAATGACCAAAACAAATGCAAAAAGAAACAAACAGAAATCAAAACAAGCTACCAGAACAGCAGCTCCGCAGGCGAAGGCCCGTTCCAAAGCCACGCCCTTTCGTGACACAGGCGGTATCCTTGGCAAAGCGGTGGGAGGAATTTTTGGAAATGCTAAGATTGGAGGGAACGTTGGAAAATGGCTCGGTACTGGAATCGGCTCGATCTTTGGATCAGGCGACTACCACCTTGCTGGAGCCATGCCTAAATACAATCTCTTCGCTAATGGAGGGCAGATCCCCAAATTCTCCACCAACCATCAAACCAATATTGTCTGCCATAGAGAGTACCTTGGGGATATAACCGGTACGGCTGCGTTTTCGAACCAGCTGTTCCCCTTGAACCCAGGTATTAGCAAAACTTTCCCTTGGCTTTCTACTATAGCTTCAGGCTACCAAGAATACAAGTTCCATGGACTGGTGTTTGAGTTTAGATCAGGCGTCACGGATTTTGTCACTAACGGCACACCAGGATATGTGGTGATGGCTACCAATTACAATGCCGATGTCCCCATTTACGCGACAAAACAGCAAATGGAGAACTCAGAGTATGCGGTATCTGTCAAGCCCACGGACAATCTGATGCACATGGTGGAGTGTGACCCCATACAGACCGTGGTACCTCAAGCTTATGTTAGAACTGGTGGAGTTCCGGCTGGTCAAGATTTGAGACTCTATGATCAAGGCAACTTTCAATTCGCGACTATTAGCAACCCTGTGCAAAACATTGGCGAGTTATGGGTTACGTACTGTGTGGAGTTCTTCAAACCTATTCTCCCTACCACATCAGCCGCTGCTGGTGGTGCCGTTGATCATTATCAACGTAGTAATACTAGTGGAGGCAATACGACGCTTTTTGGGCTATTGCCACTCAATAATAGCCTACAGCAATTGGGGACCAATGTGGTCCAGACCTCATCGACGGTCAGTACATTGTTCTTTCCTACGTTCTTTGCTGGTGTGTATTGTGTAGAAGTCACCTGGGTGGGG